GTATCATCGACGATTTTTTGAACAGCCGCATTGAGGCTTTTACGGATTACTAAGTTCGAGGTTGCGGCCTCCGACCAATAGGCCCCGAAAGTGCTCTGCACATCGATTACGTGGCTACTCGGATAAAGGTTTGCATTGAAAATTTTCGCAACGGCCATCTGGGTTCGAGCCGTCATGGCTTGCCGGGCTTTGATCGAGGCATGTTGACCTACAATATCCCACTGTGCAGCCTCTTGGGTTCGTTCACCTATGGCAGCCGTAAAGGCATATCGCTCCGATCGGAAGGTATCAAATTGAAAAGATTCGGTATTGTCCAGTCCTATGGGAGCATCCTGGCCATCGGGCCAGACAAACTCCGAAAGATCGCTATTTAAAATCCGGCCCGCCTCTTCCACAGTCATTCGGAGGAAAAGACCGGTAACCGATTTAACCGGTACGATTTGCGTGTACCGAAGAACTGGGAATTCGTTGATATTACGGGCAAAATCGACCACCAGTCGATTGGTGGCTTCCAGGTTCGGAACCACGACATTGGTAGGCGAAGGATACACAGGCGGCATAGAATGTTCTCCTTATAGAAAAAAGGGCGTTTCGATTCTCTAGGATTACGATTCCGGAGATTACGGAAGGGCAGGGCGTACTTTCCCAATGATTACTTGTACCCTGATTTTTTCACCAGCACCGCTTGCTCCTTGTAAAGCGATGGCCCCATAGTTTTGAATGGTTGTCGCCGTTGTATCAATAGGAACGGCACGGCCATTCGCATCACTTTTCAGGTATTGGCCAGGAGTAATTCTGTCTCCAGCTTCGACCAGGCAGATCGAACCCAAGCCTGCTACCATGACCTGCTGACCATTTGTAGCAGCATACTGGGCGTTTACAAATCCAGTTACTTGAGGTAAGTTTGTTCCAGATTGCGCCACACCAATAATGTCTGCATTAGCACCAGCTTGTACACAACCGCATTCGGTGCTACTATCTAGCTGTACGAATCGGCTAGGCACGATATTTCCACGAGCGACTAAAGTTAATTCGGTATACATTTTGGGTCTCCTTGGAAGAAAAAGATTATCCGATTTTAGGTTTCACCCCTTTGCACACGCTCTAAGACCTCTTCGAAGCTAATCCATTGGCCACGGTTCGCTAATTTCCTGGCTAATTCGGCGGCCTTTTTGGAAAGTTCTTCTCGCTGTTGGCGCTGATAAACATCTTTGGACATAGGGGGGCCAGCCCAATGAGAATCGGCTTCACCAAAGCCCGGAAAGACCGCATCCGCCGGAATCTGTCGGTAGTATTTTTCAATCCTTTCTAGATGCTTTTCGAAAGTCGGATCGTCCATCCGGCCGTACTGGCAAAGTTGCATTTCCTCTTCTATGTCCAGAGCAAAATGCCGGGCCAATTGCTCTAACTGTCTACGACGCTGGGTATTGACACGCAATGCCCGCTCTCGTTCTAGTTCCTGCCGAAGCTGATAGAGTTCCTTTTGCATTTGCATTTCTGCCTCTCGACTGTAGGTAGTCTTGCACCGGTACTCTTCTACTTCCTTGGGTTTTTCTTTTTCCGGTTTCTCTGTAGGAGGCGGTACCTCTTGGGGCTTTTCTTTTTCATTTTCATCTTCGGTTTTGTATGTTTCTTTGGAGCCATCTTGGGCTTCGGGCGGCGTTTCCCCGGATTGATCCTCCTGGGGCTTGGTACTAGCAGCCATTTGTTCTCTAATCCATTTGTACCAATCTGTTGCCTCAATTGCTTTGAGGATTGCCTGAATGTCTTCTGGACTTAAGGCCATACTGCTGGGTCCTTTCTGATAAGAGGTTTTCTGTTTTTTAGCATTCCACGAAGGAACCGAAACATTACCAGCCGCCGGGAATACGGCGGCGTATTTTTCGCAAAGATATTGGCCATCCTGGGCCTGATAGAGAAATGTCATTCCCAGGTCCAGCCGGGGGGCATCTGCCCCCAAAAAGGCAATCGGATCCAGAAAAATCCGATCGGGGTCAAACCCCTCCGTAGGAATCCACACTTCCGGGCTTGGCCGGGGGAATCGTTCCAATTGATCTACCTGGTCTTTAAAAATCCACAGGTCTGCCTTTATCACGGCCCGGCCATCGTCATCGGCTACCCAAAACGGCCCTGCAAACCCAATAAGCGGTTTGGGGCCTTGTTGGGGATTTGTGTGTCCAATGCAGACGGCCGCCCAATTGCCAGTTCGAGCAATCCGCCGATTGCAACAGGCGGCAATCCGCCGGAGTACTTCCGGGCTGTATTCGACCGGCTGGCCATCCCGAAGCTGGGTCCTGTGTTCGGCAAAGACTACCACGTCGGGCAAATGTTCACACCGTTCTGAGGAAAAATGTTCCCGACTTTTTTGCCGAAGGGCCTCCAGGTCCAACCCGTCGTTATTATCGCCTCCGGCTTCCATCAGTCTAGGCCAGAGAAGGCTTTCCGATTGCCTTTTTACAACAGAGGTATTCATACCCCATAATATAAAGGATGCCCCTCCGGCAATGCGGCCATTTGGGACCTCAAAATTGGACTTTTTTCGAATTTGGCTCCCCCTGGCCGTTCGGCGGTTCGGCTTTTGCTTCAAAGAGGCCGAAAGGATCTGATTTTCCATCGGCGCCCTCTTTGGCCCAGAGGATTTCCTCGTCTTTTTGAGGTTCGGCCAGGCCTAGAAGGTCTCGGATATCTCGGCCCCGGATTTTTAGCCCCATCTCATAGGCCATCCGGATAGCCCGCAACCGGTCTTCGGCGTCCGGTTTTTCCGTTTCGATCACCAGGCGCAAGGGGTTTTCGGCTACCCAAGGCCAATTCCAGCGAACCAATCGAGCTACTAGGTCCGTGGTCAAGGTTTCCTGCAGGTTGATGGCATCCGCCTTGACGATCTGAAGGAAGGTATCCAGGTGAATGCTAGCCAGGTTGCTTCCAAGGCCGGTAGCATGGGCTTCGGTCGTAAGGGTCTGGCCCAGGATATATCGTTTGATCTGGTGACCGAAGTATTCGGTGATGATTTCTTTGATTGCCGCTGCCCCGGCCATATTGCGTTCGATCACTTCGACGCCGAACATCTGGCCTTCGGGACCTACGGGGCGGGGGATAACCAGGATATTGCGGGCATTACCGATCCGTTCTGTAGCCGCTTCGATGGTTGCTTTTTTGGCCTGTTCGCTGCCAGCCGGGTAGTACCATAGCTCCAGCCCAAAGGCGCTTCGTTCCAGATACTCCATCAGCCAGGCTAAGGCCTCTTGTTTCTGGTACCAGGTCCAATAGATGCGGCTTCGGATTCCCACACCAAAAATCCGGGCGGCATTCTCCGGGCTATGGAAATCCCCGTCTTCGACCATATGTCGATGGATCACCAGCAATTCCCGGTAATGCGGCGGCGGGAAATAGGCAAGCCCGTTATGGGTAGGCAGAATCTGGCCGCCTTGCCGTTCTGCCCATTCCCGCCACGATTGAACATAAGAGGCCGATTGGTGTTGGCCAATTCGGATTCCCACACTATCTGGATCGTAATCCCCGCTTTGGTCATCCCAGCGCCAGACCAATTTATCTCCATGGAGCGGCCTCCAGGCAACAACACACAAAACCGGTTTTCCCCGCCGAAACTTCCACCGCACCGTATTCACTACGGCGTACCGGCCATACCATAGGGCCTCCAAGAGGGTTTCTCGATACTGATAGAACCGGGGAATCTGTCGCAAAATCCAGGTTACCGTTTCGGCCATTTCCTGTTGCTGGGGGTCTTCTGGATCGTCCGGTTCCAGGTGCCAATCCAGGAGGGCAACGGCCCGTTTGCGCACCTCCAGAGGCTCCATAATGGCCGCATCCTGCCGCATGTGTTGAGCGTTTGCCCAACTATGTTGAAGGGCCTCATCACTGGGCAGATAGGTTCGGCTGGCTCCACCGATGGCCCCCTGAAAGGTCAAAATATGAGGAATTGGAGGCTGACCTAAAGCAGGTGCCATACCTGCTTGGCGTAATGGGATTTCAGGATTTTTTTCGGAATTGGGCAAGGAAAAACTTTCTTGCTGGCCCGTCTGGCCGTCGATAAAAAGGATTTCATCAGGCATCGGATTGTCCTTTTTAACCTACGCCAAAAAGTTTTACCCGTTCGGGCGGGATTGGCCCTGTAGGGGAAAAGGTCCGTACTGTTTCTAAAGGTTTGAGCGACCGAATCCATTGCCCGCCAGGAAGCTGTACCAACCGGGGCAGGAAGACTTCCGCATAGGGGCCGGTCCAATTCCCTGGCTCCAAGGGCATAAAGGTTGCCTTCCGGGGTACATACCCTCCGGCAACGGCTACCAACCGGTAATCAAACCGATGGCCGCTTATGGTCCCCCTGATTCTGAGGTTATCCCAAATCCATTCCCCCTTGCTGGGGGCCTCCAAGAGGTCCAAAAACATTTGAGGCGGCACGAAGTAGTAGGCATAGATAGGGCCGGGGCCGACTTTGATCCAATCTTTGGCTTCTTTATCCCATTTTTTCTGCCAGAATCGAACGAAAAGCGTTCCTTCCACCCGATCATAGGCGATGGAATGCACATTGGAACTTTCGACCTGTTTGAATTGGCCCGTATGAAGAGGATGCTCAGCCGGTATCTGCCAGATACCCTCTTGTGGCCCCATATCGACGTAGGAGGGGCCTTTGGCTTCCGGCGGCGGTTTGAGTGGACCGGTAAAAAGCTCCGGCCCCTCCGGGCCAAGCCCCTCCGGCGGTATAACCCCTTCGGTCTGCCGCAAAAACTCCCATGCCGCCCGCCGGGCACGCTCATAAAGGGGGCTATCTTTCGAGAGGCCCTTGGGGCTAGGAAGGACTTCATATCCGTAGGCCTGCAAGTACCGGATGGCCGCCTGCAATATCCAGGCGTACCGATTCGGTGCTTGCCACCATGCCTTTCCTTCTCCGCCGAAAAAAGAAAGCAAGAATTTCCCTATCGGCCCCAAGCTTTCTAGCCAAGCCCGAACCAAGTCCCCAAGATCATCTTGCCGCCGACTGTAGCGCTCTATGACAAAACCAATGTCGGCCAGCCGCATGCCCATCATTCCCCGGAGGGCTAAAGGGCTAGGCCCAAACTTCCGAAGGGCACCCAGAACCGCCTGCACCTCTTCCCACCGGGGCCGATGCCAGGCCGCCTGCGCCAACTGCCCAATCGGGCTAGACTCAAAAAGCTTCCGGGCCTCCGACCGGGCTGCCTGAGATGCCTTTTTGAACAAAGGAGTGTAATCCATTTTACCTCTTCTGTATTGCTTTTTCTCATCATACCGAAGCATCCAGGTACAATTCGGCCATTTTGAGATTACCGGCCCCACTCAAACGGAATGCTGAATCGACTTCCAGGCCTGTATTGCAGGGTTTCTACCCGGCGGGGTGCATGTTCTGTGAGCACTCGGAGGGCCATTTCTAGAGCGTCGGGGCCATCGTCGTGTTGCCCCTGGGGGAATTGGCGAAGTTGTTCTACAACCAATTTAGCTCCGGCTGTCTCAGCAAACCGAAGCTCCCGATTGGCAAGCCATGGCCCTAACCGCCGAATGCGCAAGAGCTTCGGAAAATAATTGGTGATGTGCACTATCGGCAGTTGTACCTGCCAACCCTGCTTGGCTCGGCGTTCCAGTTCCTGGGCAAAAAGTACCTGGAATTGATTGGTCTCTACCGCTACAAAATCCGGCCTGAGCCTGTCCCACAGGTCTAAGGCCTGATCCAAAGTGGCCATGGGGGGGCGAACGGCCAAATCGGCATCTACATAGATCAGGCCGGTTTTTTGCTCCAGTCCCACCCAAACAATGGCCGCATAGTCGCTGGCTGCATCTTCACGGCCCCGGCTAGGATCAATGGCCATGACCAAAGCGGAAAAATGCTTCCGATCTGGCCATTCCTCATGGGGAACCCATAGCCAAGGGCCGAAATATTCTGGAGGCCATTCGACACCTCCGGCTTCTGTAGGAGATTGCTGATAAAGGGCGGCGAATCCGCCGGGATCAGCCCGTTGAATTTCTCGAAGTTCTTCTGCAGAGATAAGCTCCGGCCAAAGAGCTTCTCCCGGCCGTCGGGGATCGTATTCAGCCGGGTTGTTTTCAGCTAAAGCAGGAAGCCGAATTGCCTCCCATTGGCCCAGTTGACCTTCCAGCGAAAGAATCCGGCCTACCAGGTCTTCTAGGTGCCAGCGGGTCATTACGACAAGGACTCTTGCTCCGGCGGCCCGGCGGGTCCAAAAATCCCGCAAAAACCATTCCCAAACCCGCTCTCGAAACACAGCCGATTGGGCCTCTTCGGCGCTTTTGACCGGGTCGTCGATGATCCCGTAATCGAACCCAAACCCGGTAATAGCTCCTCCAACGCCTACGGCCCGTAGATATCCGGCCCGGCCTACCAATTCAAAATGTTCATCGGTCCTTTTGTATCGGCCTTGACTCCGAAGTCCTGGACGGGGCAAGCGCACGT